GAATGCTCAAAACCAATTACAACCGACAGAAAAAGCTTATAATACTTATCAAAGCAATGCTTCTGCTGTTCAGCAAGAAATGGCTCAAGATTGGTTAGAATCTCACGATGAAATCAATCCTCAATCCAGTAATTACAATCCTCAATTAGCTCAAAAGGTTGGGGCTTTTATTAATCAATTAGATCGTAATATTGCTGATAGTGGACAGAACCAATATTATTTTTCAGAACCTTATTTTGAGGCTATAGATAATCACTTAAATAAACTAAAAACCGCAAGCACAAAAAGTGCACCTCCGTCTGTTAATAACGTAGCTGGCGTAAAAAAATCTTATCAATCTCAACCAGGCACGCAGAAAAAAAATACTGTACAAATAAAGCTAACGGCTGATGAAAAAAACTGGGCAGAGCAAATGGGAATATCTGAAAAAGATTATTTAAAATACAAATTAGAAGATCAAGTAAATAAAAAGAGGGCATAAATATGGCAAGAAATACCAAGACTCGAGAAAGCGAATTAAGAAGTCATGAAATGCGTGACGATTATGATATGAATTATGTTAGCCCTTTGCGTGTACCTGAAGGGGTTAAAAAAGACGATTACTCTTATAGATGGGTAAATACCGGAATAAAAGGTGAAGAGAATTATCGTATAGATGAAATGGCTTCTAAAGGCTGGGTTTTAGTACCAGTAGATAGAAGTCCAGGTATTACTTTTGATCCACTAGGGCGCAATCCGTTATCAAAGCAATATATTTGTTATAAAGATGTGGTTTTAATGGAAAGACCTAGCGTTTATTCAGATAGAGAAAGAGCTAGATTGGATAAAATAAACAGAGATAAAATTAAATCCTTAAGAGGCGTAACTAACGATGTTGGCAATATGTCTCATACTACAACAACTTCAATAGATAGTTTTTAATATGGCTACAGCTAGTTATCAAAAAATAGAACTAACAGGAAACATTACCTTGTATTTTCCTTTTTATACTCCTACTGGGCAATTATCTATTACAGATAGAATAAATGTTACTTCCGATCAGGCAGATAGAGAAATAGTTTTACCAAATGCTACTCAAGCACAAAATGGTAGTTTTTTTCTATTTAATAATGTAGGTACAGAATCATTTAAATTAATGTTAAATGATGGAATAACTGAACTTACCACTATTTTAGCGGGTGAGGTGAAAGAAATTTCTATAGACGAAAATACTACAACTAATGGTGTTTGGTCTGTATTGCCTTATGGCTCTGGGCAAAATGCTATTATTACAGTTGGAGCTAATAGTTCTAATGATTCTTTAATAATAACAGGAGAGCCTTTAGAGCCACCGGGTGGAACTATTGGATTTCAGATTTCAGACTCTCTATCTAATTTTAATCAAATAGCGTCTACTGGATTTACTACTATTACCGCTAATAATCCTTCTACTTATACCACAAGAAATTTAGTGGCTGGTTCTAATATTGAAATAGATAATAGTGATGGTATAAATGGCGACCCTGTTATTAATGTAAATAATTCTATAAGCAATTTAAATTCCGTTGCTGTTGGCGATATTATTTTAAGCGGTTCAACGATTACAAATAATAATGCTAATGGAGATATATCTATTTCAACAAATGGTACTGGTGTTATATCTACTAACGGAGTATCTATAGATGTCAGCGGCAATATCACTAATGTTAATGATTTAACAGTAAATGGAGTATTTAATAATGCTTATTTGCCTGAAGCATGGGGAGTTTTTACTGATACTATCAACGCTGGTGTCAATACTATTGTTATTGAAAAGTCGCAAAATATCGATAGCATAACAGGAAGTAATGGCAATTACGTGGTGAACTTTTCTACTCCTATGTCTTCAATAAATTATGGGGTTATATTATCTTTAGGAAGTAATTATAATGGCGGAGCATTACCTCCTCCTGTATACCATGCCTTTTGGACTGTTAGAACAACAAACTCTGTCACAATTTCTATACTAGATGCAAGTGGTGAATTTGTACAAAGCGCACCTGATGGAGTTTCTATAATTATTATGGAGTGAATTGTTATATATTTTATTTTATGCTATAATAGACTCATAAGTTTTTTACCTTTTTTGGTTTTATGTTTTTTAACTTTTCCACAACCTTTATTTTAAAGATTGTAGGAGGGGGAACTCAAGTTCTACGAACTTATCAACATCGTATCTATGGTTTGTCTTTTTCCCTTAAAAAGAAACGTCAAGCGAGACATAAAAACGTTGAGTTGGTTTTCAATCTCCCCATAAAGATTCCTTTGTATATGGTTCTACGAACCTTCAAAATCGTATTTTTGGTTTTTGTTTTTTAGCCTTAAAGATTCAAATTTAGCTTTTTAATTTTTAATATAAATATAGAGGAAAGATTATGGCGTATGGCGTCAATGCTCCTTTTGGTTTAAGACCTGTTTCGTCTATTAACGGAGGTTCTTGGACTGAAAAGACAAATGAATATTATATATCTGCAAGTGCAGATGGTGCTACGACTTATGGCACTAGCATCTTTTATGGTGATCCTGTTATCTTTAATCCATTAGCTGCCAATCAGGGTGGTGGTACTATTGCAAGATATGAATTTAATACAGATGGTAATGCTGGAACTAATGATGAATCAGTAGTTGGTGTTTTTACTGGATGTAAATATACAGATGTTAATGGAAACGCAATAACTTCAAATTATTGGCCCGCAGGAACGCAAGTTCAAGCTGGCACTAAAATTACAGCTTCTGTTATTGATGACCCAAGTGTTGTTTATGATGTTCAGGTTTCTACTTGGACGGATGTGCTAAACGATGCACGCTTTACCTATGACATGATAGGTCAAAACTTTGGTTTTGGGCTTGGTGGAGGTGGTGCAAACCTTGACCCACAAAACCCAGAGGATGGTAATATTCGCACTGGTTCTGCTGTGTTTCTTGCAACTAAGTTCACTGCAAATGATATAGATCATTCCACAGATACTCTTCCTTTAAAAGTAATAGGTTATACATTAGAGCCAGATAATTTAAACAAGCCGATTAGTTATACGCAAGATGCAACTACTTCGCCTTTTTTAAATGTCAGAGTGATGATCAATAATCATGCTTTTAAAGCAGGTACGCTTGGAATAGTAGCAGCGTAAATTAATATAAGAGGTAAAATAAAATGATTAATACCGGTCAAATTGCCGAATTGCTGCGCCCAGGATTAAAAGCAGTATTTGGTCAATATCCAACATATCCTGAACAATGGACTGAAATTTTTAAGACTTATAAGTCTGATAAATATCAGGAAATTGAAGTTGAAATGAAATATCTTGGTGCTGCTGACATTAAGCCTGAAGGTCAGCCAATAGCAACAGATAGTATGGGACAAAGAATTATTACTAACTACGTACATAAAAGAGTTGGTTTATCTTTTACTATTACTAAAGAAGCTATTGAAGATAATTTATATCAAAACCAATTCCCACAACAAGCTGTATCACTTAGAAACTCTTTAAGAGTTACTAAAAATATTCTTGGAGCAAATGTACTTAATAATGCCTTTAATGAGGCTTATCCTATCGGTGATGGACAAGCTGTGTGTTCTAAAAATCATCCAATTGATGGTGGTACTTTTTCAAATACACTAGCAAGAGATGGTGCTAACGTTGATTTTAGTGAAGCAGGTGTAGAACAAGCAATTATTGCTATTCAAAAGTTCCCAATGCAATCAGGAATTTTAGCTCAAACAATGGCTAAAAAGATTATTGTACCTAGAGAACTACAGTTTGCAGCATCAAGACTGCTGAATAGCCAATTTAGAATCAGTACAGCAAACAACGATATTAATGCTATGTACCACAATGACTATATTCCAGAAGGATACAGAGTAAATCAATATCTTACTTCTGCTGATGCTTGGTTTGTTCTTACTGATGCTCCTGATGGGCTAAAGCATTACCAAAGAACAGGAGTTGAGACTGATACTTACGTGGATTATCAAACAGATAACGTTATGGCGAAAGCAACAGAACGTTATTCATTTGGTGTTTCAAATCCAAGAGGTATTTTTGGCTCACCTGGAGCTTAATTTATAAAAAACAAAAGGTTAGTAACAAAAAATACTAACCTTTTTATATAAGGTAGTTTTATGACGAGGAATATTAAAAAAATTATATATCCGGGAAAAAGTCCTTTTTTTACAAACGCTATCTGTAATCAAGTGGACGTTATTGCAGATACTCCTTTAGAGTTTAATAGTAAAATTGTTGATGACATAAAGAAAACTGCTCCTATTTTGAAAAGTACTGGAACTACAAGGCAAATAATTTTGCAAACTTTTCAAGATTCTGACTTAAGCTCTATTACATTTACGATTACAGGGTATCAAAATGGAGTTTTATTGACAGAGACATTATCTGGAGCAGAAAAAATGTTTTCTAATCCTGTTACTTCTAATGTATTTTATGTTGAAGTTGT